GCGGCGGGGATACACAGGAGCAGGCTGCGGGAAGGGGCTTCCGGATCAAAAGCTCGCAGCGTTTGTTTTCAAGAGATACGATGAAGGGTTGGTAAGACATGGGATCTGTGCATGTAAAAGTGACCGGGGATAACCGACGTTTGATCAAACGCCTCCAGATGATGGCGGAGCTGGATGTAAAAGGGATTAATAAATCCATTGCGGAAGGAATCCGGACGTCGACAATGGAGCGCTTCCGTTTAGAAAAGGATCCGGAAGGGAAGAAATGGAAGCCTTCCATCCGTGCACGGGAGGAAGGCGGAAAAACCCTGACGGAAACCGCAAAGCTTAAGACTTCCATCCGATCCACGGCGTCTGCAGGAGGGTGGGCTGTCGGGACAAATGACATCCGGGCGGCGACACATCAGTTTGGAGATGAGCGGACGATCCGGGCGAGGAAAGGTCCTGTGCTCCGCTTTAAAGTAAACGGGGTATGGATCAGTACGAAGCAGGTCCATGTCAGGATCCCCGCCCGTCCGTTTTTGGGCATATCGGAGGATGATGACAAGATGATCCGGGCAGAACTTGAGGGAGCGTTGGAGGAAAGCTAGTGGGAATGTATACAGAATGTCAGGAGGAACTGATCCGGGCGCTGAAAGCGGCAGGATGTGAAAGGGAGCCGTTTTTATCCTTAAAACGGATGGCGAACAGCGCCGAGAGCCGGATCAGTGCGGTACTGTGCGAAGATGACCAGTTAGAGCGCAGTACCGGAAAGCGATTTTTTACAGCAGAGGACGGGCGGAACATGCGCAGGACGAAGCTGTTTTCCCGTGACATCACTTATACAGTGATCATTGGGGACTTTACGCAGGAAAGTGCAGAGGAAACTTATGAAAAATTTCTTCTAAAACTGAAAAAAGGGATCTATGTGAGCGGGGACTATGTGTCCATCGACCCGGCAGAAGCCCAGTGGATGAATGAAAAAGACCATATCCTGCATGCGAAGGTAGCGGTGCAGATCAAGGTTCTGTGCCATGGCGGTCTGTATCAGAACACAGATATGGCGCGTTTGCAGGACGTGGAAGTGGAAGTCCAGAAAGGAAAATGAGATGCCCCGGACAAAGGGAATATTGCTTTCGGTGGAAACACTGCAGGAGCGGATGAAGATACCTGCCGAGATCCATGCAGGGACATGTGCCCGGCAGGGATGGGCAAGAGGGAAAAAAGTGACAGAGAAAGAATATGCTGAGTCGGTAAAACAGTTCCGGCAGTCAGCGGGAAGGAGAAGATATGCTTAGGGATGTTAGATACAGCATCACAGACGGACAGCTTCAGCAGCCGGGTCAGCAGGGTACCGGCATCCATGTTAAGATCGGCGCGTCCCCTGTGGACACTGCAGAGTCGGTATCTATCACGGGAACGATGAGTGCGGCGAAAATCAAAGAAAAGCTGGGATTAAGCCCTTTGGCGGATGCCGTGATGGACAGTGTGGAGAACGGCTCTGCAAAAATCCTGTGTCTGCCGGTACTGGCGAGTACGGCGGGGACAGTAACAGAGGTTACGGTGTCAGAAAAGGCTGGCGGCACAGTAACAGTGGAGGGCACGCCGCATAATGCTTTCCGTGTGATCGTGAGGATTACAGGGAAAGGGGGGCTGAATACCGCATCATTCCGCTATAGCCTTAACGGCGGATATAGCTGGAGTGACGACATCACAGTCCCAACAGCGGGACAGTATGCGGTAGAGGATGCTGGTTTTACCATGACATTTTCGACAGACAGTGCATTTGAGGTTGGGGACACCTTCCGTTTTGAAACGACTGCCCCCACAATGACAAATGATGATGTCATGAAAGCTGCGGCAAAATTAAAGGATATCAGCACGGCGTATGAGTATGTGCATGTAGTCGGGGCAGCGGCTCCAGAACTGTGGGCAGCGGTATCCGTCAAACAGGCAGAGCTGATGGAACGATACCGGAAACCGGTCTTTTTTGTCCTCGAAGCTTATGAAAAACAGGACAGCGAGACACTGCAGGAGTATGTTGCGAAGCTGGAGGCAGACCGGAAAAAGGTAGCAAATTATGATATCCAGGTTGTGGCGGCATGGGGAACCTATACAGGGATGGACGGCGTGGCTCGCAATATCAACCTTGCAAATGTGGTGTGCGGATGGTATGCACGGGCATCCGTCCAGGAGTCCATCGGAAGAACTGCCGTGTACAGCGTCCCGGAAGACAAGCTTTCGGCGCTGCTTCCGGAGGGGATCGACGAAGAATATATCGAGGCACTTGACCTGTCCGGATACCTGACGTTCCGGCAGTATGACGGTCTGGCTGGATATTATGTGACAAACGCACGGGTAATGTGTCCGGAAAACAGCGATTACCGTTATGCGGAGGACGTTCGTGTGAAAAATAAGATCATCCGGCTGACCAGACAGGCAGCATTGAGGCGGCTGCATGAAGATGTGGATCTGACAGACGTGGATGCCGACCTGAACGCAAAAGCACAGTTTATTATTGCGGATGTGGAAACCCAGATGGTGGACAAGGGGGAAATCAGCGCTGTGCGGGTCATCGTGCCGGAGGGACAGGACATCCAGACAACGGAGACTCTGCAGATGCAGATCCGCTACCAGCCGAAAGGGAAGATCCGAGAATTTGTGATCGACCTCGGGATGGAAAATCCCTATGCATCATAAGGAGGGGCAGCATGAGTTTAAAGGTAAATGGCAAAGCATATGACTGGGGGGACGTAAACCTGCAGATCCCCGGCATTGTGGCAGAAGTGCAGGAAATTTCATACGATGACGAACTGGAGAAAGAGCTGGTGTACGGTAAAGGCTCCAAGCCGCGCGGATATGGAAACGGTAATTACAAGGCATCCGGGAAAATGAGCATGCTCCGTGATGACTATGAAGCGCTGCTGGATTACTGTAAGTCAAACAATATCACGTTTTTTAAGCTTCAGATCCCAAAGATCATCGTATCTTATGCAAATGATGGAGACAGGACGCGACAGGATATCCTGAATAAAGTATCATTTTCGAAACGGAGCAATAAGGCTGCGCAGGGGGACAAATCCCTGAAAGTAGACCTTGACCTGATGATCGCAGGAACGATTGATCAGGATGGCGTGGCACCAATTTAAGGAGGTAAATGGGCATGGATTCAAAAATAACAGAGATTACAGCGGCACAGAAGGAAAATGCGATGGTAGATCTGAGCGATATCAGCGCAGTGAAAGGCAAATACGGCGAAGTGTATGAAATCGGCACCGTCGTGGATGAGGATGATGAGTCCGAAGGACGTAAGATCAGTTTTTACTTCCGCAAGCCGACAGTGGCATCCTTTAACCGCTATTTAAAAACAGCGGGCAAGAACATGGCGGCTTCTACAACCGCGTTTGTCATGGACAATATTGTGGATGAGCAGGGCGATGTGTTTAAAAAAGAGTGCGAGAAGTATCCAGGACTGGCGCTGGGGTTAGGTACGAAGCTGCTTTCGGCGATCGGTCTGGGCGATAATGTAAATTTTCGGAAGCTGTAGAGGTTAAACTTCAGGAAATCCGGGACGGGTTGGATGCAGGGATTTTAGAGATTTACAGATATGTCCCAGCAACGCTCATCACAAAGCCTGTGGAGGAAATGCAGATGGGAGAATTCTCAGGATTTTTGGCAAAAGCCCGTTATCTGGAAGAAGTGGAAAAAAGCCTCTATATGCAGGCACTGTCGGAACTGTTTGGGGAAAATTAAAGCCCCGGCATCAAAATACCGGAGCTTTGTGGCAGATCCATGATCCATAAAGGCGGGTGGCGTTGCGAGCCATCCGGAAGCAGTTCCCGTCCTGCAGATGGCGGTATTTCCCTTTTGTATTCTGGACACCCAGCCAGAGACAGTAGGGGATAATGTATAAAGTGAGTGGTACAAAAATGATGATCGAAACAGCAAACCCGATTGCCAGTGAGGCGATCAAGACGGTAAATACAGTTGTGAACATAAAATCATCTCCTCTGATCTGATTATAACATTGGAAAGGGGGAAATACAATGGGGTTTGAATCAGTTTACAGGTTGTCGGTGGTCATGCAGATGATCGATAACCTGTCTCAGCCCATGAAAAGCATTTCCGGCAAGGTGGATGCATCCCTTTCTTCGCTTGACAGGCTGAGTCAGGGCTTTGGATCGATCACACAGACAGGCGCAGCGATGGTGGGAGTCGGAAGCAAGATCACGGAAGGCGTGTTGATGCCGATCGGCGCTACCTTTGAGACAAAACGGGCGATCGGTGAGTTGGCGTCACTGGGAGTGAAAGATCTGGCTGCCCTTGAAAATGCTGCGACACAGTTTTCGGAAAAGTGGGCGGGCACTACAAAGTCGGATTTTATCACAGCGGCATATGACATTAAATCAGGCATTGCATCGCTGACGGATGAGGGCATCGCGCAATATACGGAGCTGTCCGGTATCACGGCAACCGCAACAAAATCCACGATTGCGGAAATGACAGACCTGTTTGCCACAGGATATGGTATTTATAAGGGATTTTACAGCGACCTGTCTGATATGGAATTCGGGGAAATGTTTTCCGCAGGGATTTCGGAATCGGTAAAAAACTTTAAGACAACCGGATCCGGGATGGCAGAGGCAATCAAGACACTGGGAGCATCCGCAACGACGGCGCAGGTACCGCTGGAAGAGCAGTTGTCTATCTTGGGAATGCTGCAGGCAACGATGTCCGGTTCGGAGGCAGGAACAAAATATAAGGCGTTCTTGAAATCGGCGGCAAAAGGCGGGGAAGAACTGGGACTTGATTTTTTGGACGCAAATAACCAGCTCCTCTCAATGCCTGAAATTTTAGAGCAGCTTCGGGGCAAATTCGGGGAAACGATGGATGCCGCGGAAAAAATGCAGCTTCAAAAAGCGTTCGGCGATGAGGAAGCTGTGGCGCTGATCGACCAGTTGTATAGTAAGACGGGCGATCTGCAGAACAATATCCTCGGTCTGTACAGCAGTATGGCTGCAGGAACCAGTGCAACGGCAAAAATGGCGGATGCAATCAATGATACAGACCCGTCAAAGTTTGAAATCCTGAAACAGAAGGTCCATAACGTCGCGGAGGAAGTAGGAAATACCTTAAATCCGGTGCTGGGACAGTATATGGACAAGGCGGGGAATGTGATCGAAAAAGCCGGGAGCTGG